AAAAACCAACAAATGATAAGTACAATTTATTTTTAAAGTTGTACACAATCGTAAAATAAAAATCACTGAAAGAATGGATTTAAGCAACGATCAATGGAAAATATTGGAGCCTCTGATAATTGAGCCTAACGTTCGTGAAGATGGAAAAGGTCGTCCTCGTATGGATGCTCGTTCAATCTTAAATGGAATTCTTTGGATATTGCGCACAGGAGCTCAGTGGAAGGAATTGCCGGATCGTTATCCTCCATATCAAACATGCCATCGTCGCTTTCAAGAATGGAACCGAAATGGAACGATGCGGAATATGATTCGTAGTTTAGCCTCCGATTTGAAAGAACGCGGAGGAATAGATATAGAAGAATCCTTTATAGACGGCACATTTGTTCCTGCAAAAAAAGGGGTCCAAAAGTGGGGAAAACCAAACGTGGGAAGGGTACAAAGATCATGGCAATCGGAGACAGCCAAGGTCTTCCTATCGCCTTTTGCACGGAAAATGCTTCGCCCCATGAAGTCACGTTAGTGGAGCAAACATTAGAAAATCTTTTTATAGAAGAAAATCCAAAACGAATGATCGGTGACAAAGCATACGATAGCGACGGTTTAGACGAACACATTTTGCAACAGTATGAAACGAAAATCATTGCACCGCATAGAAAGAAAAGAAAACAACCGACACAAGATGGTCGAGGATTGAGGCGTTACAAACGACGATGGAAAATCGAGCGTCTTTTTGCCTGGCTTCAAAACTTTAGAAGACTCGTAGTCCGTTATGAATATTACGATTTTAATTTCGATGGGTTTATTGCTCTCGGATGTGCTATGATCCTTCTTAGGCATTTTTGAGATGGGTTCTAGTCCTCCGATATGACCTAATCCGTTACGATTTTCTCTGTGTCGACTCAAGCTTTCGATCCGGACAAAGTAGAAAAGATAACAGAGCGAAGGGGTATTGGTTTTCCGCCAAAATCGTTTGCGATCGAGGTCCATTTACCTGGATCATCCAGTAATATTTTCTTTCCTGTTGAACACGTTACGACTATCAAATCTCATCGTTCCATTTCCGCGCAAAGGGGAGGAATCGCGCTTACAATTCCATACCAAGAAGGATACTTCGTTCAACGAAATGCAGATACTCCTCTTCCTTTGTCTCAAATCAAAGAGGGAGAATTTTTAAGATTCAGAGATATATTTCCGGTTAGGAGTATCGTTTTTATTTATTACGATAATGGATCAGGCAATTCAGAGGAAAGTAGATTTAACAAGTTAAACGTTGGAAAGGTAAAATCTGCGTCTAGAGAATATTCGGCAGATGGAAAAAGTTTTGTCAGTGTCACTATTTCACCGATTGAAACCCTTCTTTCCGACACCGACTTTTTTATCGACTATCAAAGAACGGAAGGAGAACCACCCACTCGGACCCAGGAATCTTACGCCGGAGTGATCGCAAAAGCGACGAAAGTATTTTTACAGGGACAGTTGTCCGATTTAATCAAAAACTTTTGGGATGAATTCTTTTGTACACTTATGAATATCCCACGGTATGCAGATCATACAGTCCTTTCACCGACTACAGAAAACGATCCCGATTCTATTTTAACGATCCTTCTTCCAAAAAAAGCATACACGGAATATTTCACATACGAATCTCAAGTGCTATCGAGTTTTTCAATCGGCTCGTACGTCAACTTTTGGGAAATACTAAGATCGTATGTTTCCGAACCTCTCTACGAATTGTTCGTGGATCCACTCCAAACCTTTCAAATCGACGGAATGTATGGGAAGGGGGTTTCTTTAGGTGAGATAGGATCGAATACGATCGAAGAATACGAAGTAGGAAGAAAGGAGGCCCAGGTAGTTTTCAGGCCAACCCCTTTTTACATGTTTGGGAAGGACGGGAAATACCGGGATTTAAAAACGTCGAATATCGACGCTTGTTATTATTTAGCCTTTGATGATCTCAAGAATTATCGAATCGAAGATTCGGAAGATTCGATTATCGCGGGTGTTCACGTAATTCAAAATACATTTCAACAATTTGGAACTGTTCTTTCCGAACCGAAATACGAAGACAGACTTCGTTCAATTTTCGGTCCAAAACTGCTTCATGTAAAGATGGCCGGACTCGTTTTTAAAGAGGAAAATCTAAACGAGACAAACAAAGAAAACTACAAAGGTGAGCTCGCTAAAATTCGCGATATACTCTTTAGTATTTTTTGTGATTTAGAAGAGTTAAAAATCGCCAGTGGTTCTTTTGATCTTCCTTTTATTCCATTACGTCCGGGAATGCCCTTTCGTATCGTAATGGACGCTTCTAAAAAATATCCGATACCGGAAGACGAGATCAGTGAGTTTGGATATATCACAGACGTGATCGATGAGTTCTCTCCGGGTCAAGGGAAAGCAAATACGAACGTATCGTTCAAATGGAGTCCTACGTCCACTTCGGCGTATACTGAGTGAAAAAAAGGAATCCTTTTTGATTTCACTGACTTGAAAATCAAACTCCGATAGACTCTATTCTTTCATACTTTCGGGTAGAATGTCGTCTATCCGTGAAGTTGTTAAATCCACATTGCAAGTCTTAAAATCGAAGGAAAAGCCGGTAGGCTGGCCTTCGACTCATGCCGACGGTTCCGTTTGGCGAAAGGTAAAACCTTCCGGAGAAAAGGGGGCCTGGGCGATGATTAAATCGCCTTCGCAAGCACGAGCTTCCAAGATCATTGCGGATACGGTAAAGAAGATCGAACATTCTCCTAAAGAAACAAACAAAAATAGCGAACCGCCTTCAATCGAAGAAAAACCGTTCACCCTCATTTCAGAAAAAGTACAAAAACCAAAAAAACAAACCCTCTCTTCTGAACCGAATCTTTTAAATATAGCACCGAAGACAGAAAGAAAATACTTAAACCAAAATTACAAACCCAACTACTTCCCTGAATCGATTCGTGACTTAGGAGATTTTATCACACAGGTAAAAAATACGCTTTTAGACGCGGGACTTGACAAACGAGCCAGTGAGTTCGTTGATCTCGCTTACAAGGGAGAAAACAATCTAAATAGTCTTTTAAACATTTCTTACAAATTTGTAAGTATCTCCTCTGAAAGCGTAAATAAGATCATTCGTTTCTTAATTTCTTCAAAAGTTCAAGAAACAAAAAGATCACTTTCAGAGGCCATGCTTGGAAATGAGAATGCGGCCGGTGAACATGACGTAAAGGAACCCAAAACCTCAAAACTCACGTCGGATTCGCTCTCCGGAATTGTCGTTCAATTACAGGACTCTGAATTAAATCCGGATGACAGTTTATACGTTGAAAGACTCAAAGAATCCGTAGAAAAAAAACTCATTCCTCTCGCTATATCGGCAAAGATAAACGACGCTCTTTCGAAACTTATAGAAAAAGAACCTTCGATCGTTTTAAAGATTATTCGAAACTATGTAACTGAATCTCTTCTCAATTATAACGCGAAAATCAAACCAAAACCAATTGATGATACCTCGCTAGTAAAACGCGCAGTTCTATCCACAAAGTTTAGAAACTTAGCCGATTCGATGGAAGAATCGATTCGTAACAAAGAAAGCCCACCCATTTCAAGACAAAATGTAACGTTTCGCAGAGCGAGAATTGCGGATGCTATGTATGAAGACACCAAACAAATGCGGGACATTCAATCTGCGTTACGGGGAATAGCGGATGAGATAGATTTAGGGACGTTTCCTGAGAATCTCAAAAAGATAAAAAGCAAGAAGGACATTGAACAAATTCTCAATGTTTCTCATTCACTAGACAATCACAGGAATAATCGAGATACACAAACTCAGAAGCCCCTCACCGAGAGATTATCAGTATGGTTTCGAAAAATAGAACCGCGATTTATTTCAGAAACAGAAACGAATCACATAACTGTTTCTGGTAATAATAAAATATACAGTCATAATCTGACCTGGGCATACAAAAACGGGCTGATTTCAAAGTCAGAACTAGAACAAGCAAAGAAGGTTCAAAAAACAATCGGTTCCTATGAAGCCGAATTTATCGAATCTTCTAATTTGGAAGAAGTTGAGTCCTTGAAAAGACTCATGGATAAGTTTAATAAAATTGAACAGTGTCTTTATGCCCGTCCCGCAAAGCCAAATACAAAAAACCCCGTAATTATAAAAGATAAACCCTATGAGTTATATTTTAAAGGAAATCCTTACTCGAACTATGCCGAAAGGTCGTTAGCTGTCCTTCGGTTAGGACTAAATACTTTTGAACAAGTCCATGAAGCCGGTCAGTATCTTCGCACCCTCATAGCAAAGAACAAAGACGGCGGATCCGATCCGAAGAAAATTGAAATTCGGAATATGGAAAGGGAACTGATTGGAAATAAAATTCCAGGATTCTTTCCAACGCCAAAACCCTTAGCACAAAGACTTATCATTGAGGCAGATATTCAGCCTGGAATGGATGTTCTCGAACCCTCTGCCGGGAAAGGAGACTTAGCGGAAGTAATTTCGGAAGAGACAGGAATTCATCCTGATACGATTGAACCTATATTTTCCTTAAAGAACATTCTGCAAGCAAAAGGATATACGATTGTTGCGGACGATTTTTTAGATTTTGTGGATAGAAGGTATGATCGTATTCTAATGAATCCTCCGTTCGAGAAAGGATTAGATATTCGTCATGTATTACACGCCTATTCTCTACTCAAACCGGGCGGAAAACTCGTTGCAATCATGTCTGAAGGTCCGTTTTTTCGGGCGGATATTAAGTCACAGGAATTTCGAAAGTGGTTAACTGAAAAAAGAGGATCGTCTGAAAAGTTACCGGAAGGTTCTTTTACTGGAAAAGATTCTTTCAGACAAACCGGAGTCTCTACTCGCTTAGTAACTCTTACCAAGCATACAGATGATATTTTGTATCATAAAAATATGTCTGGAGGAATCTCACGCACCTTCGTTGATAACTACCAACCGGAATTGAATGTTTCGAATCGGGGAGTTGCGAGTAATTCGAATGATTGGACTTTAAAATTACCAACTGATGGAGATAAATTAGAAGACTGGCCAGTTCGATTTAAAACAAAAACCGAAGCGATCGATCAAGGTATAAGATCAAAACGCCTTATTCAGAAATATTTTTCAGAGCCGGAAGAATATGGAAAAATCGTAAAACCGGCGGATCCAAATGTTCGTTCTGAAGCGATGAAAGGAAATCAGAATGCAGTCGGTGAACATATCGTTGAAGTGGGAATTCAAGGAATTTTGGATGAAAGAAATGCTATCCCACCGCAATCAAACACTACACTTATAAAAGAAACGGTAAAATCCGTAAAACAAAAGTCCTTTAATTCCGTTTCTGAAATATTAGATGATAGGGAAAAAAACAAGGAATTCAAAGATGCAAATACTCGCGTAGAAGGTTCGAAGAAAGAAAGAGCCGCACTCTCAAAATTACTTTCCTATGCGGATATTTCAAATATGGATTTCGTAACAGCCGAACGAGTCGTAAAGAAAGATCGAGTGATAACTCCATTCAACGCTAGAGAACGTAAAGAAAAAGGGGAAAGTGCAGGGCTTACCTATTTAAAAGCAAAAATTTATGAAGCAATAGCGTCTAAACCTGCCGATTCTCCTTTTGCACGGGAACAATACGTTAAAAATTTAGAAAAGATTATGGCGCCTATTTTTAACGCCAAAACCATCAATGAAATACAAAGTTATTCTTTGAATTTTGTTGAGATTAGTCCTTACGATTTAAGCAATAAATTTGGAGAGGTTATGAACTCTCTTAAATCAAAATTAAATGGAATTACTGAGAACGAAAAAAACATTCTAAAGGAAGAATATCAAAAACTCTTTGCTGAAATTATCCCTGGCTCCGAGGTATTAGTTGATAGAATTCTTAATGGAAAAGTGATTAACTCTTATGATTTTCGTAAAGAAATCATGGTCTTTTTAAAGAAACCTTCCTATCGTTTCGATAACGATCCAAATTTGATTGTACATTCTACTGTATTTGGAGACAAACTGATTAACCTTCTCCGGAGGAGAACCGATTCCGGAAAAAATATTTGGAATAATGCAAAGCTTTTTGAACCACTTGGTGAGCAAGAAGCAAAGGCACAGTATGAAAAGTATTGCAATAATTTTCTACGCGAAGATAAAGAGTATATCGAGCGTGTGAAAAAGAAATATCCAACGTTTGAAGATTATTTTCGTAAACGTTTTCAAAATGCTATAGGTAGAAGAGAGTTTGCTGAAAAAAAATATGCTTATGCAATTAATTTTAAAAAACCTCATTCCCGCGAAGAATGGGCAAAAGATCCAAAAAATCAAGTGAGGGAAAACAATTGGGATTGGTTGGATAAAAAACGTTCAATCGGGACAAAGGGATCCGGCTATGAAATTCATGGCGGTTCACCACTTCCAAAGCTCATACGTGCCAATGGACGTATCGTTAAACCCAATGAAATTGCATCCGATCGATTGACTCAAGATTGGGGTTTTAAATCCGTACAATTTGGAAATTATATGGATGATCGAACTTCCCGAGAACATATTACTCGTTTCGTATGTGCTTTAAAAGATTTAGAAGACGCTTTAGAAATGGATCTGTCTAAAGTGATCCATGAAGGAAATTTAAGCATGTCTTTTGGAGCTCGTGGAATTGGAAAGGCAATGGCTCATTATGAACCAGGATACAGAATCATAAATCTAACAAAGAAAAAAGGGGATGGAACTTTTGCTCACGAATTCGGGCATTTTTTAGATCACTTGGCTACAGGAAAAGAAGCCAACCGAGGTGGAAGTCATTACGTTAGCGAAGATTTTCAAGGGTCATTTGGCGATTCAGCTCGAGTTTTGATGAATGCTATTCGAAAATCACCTTCAGGAAAAAATACAAACTACTTTATTTCAGCGCAGAAAATCGGATCAAAATATTGGTCAAAACCAAGGGAATTATTCGCAAGGGCTTTTGAATCTTACGTTGAAGACAAAATGAAAGCGAAAGGAATGAAAAACAATTATCTGGTTGCCCCAAATACAGTCGGCGATTCTGATTCATTGACGGATGGCGAACTTAGGGAACTTGCTTATCCACAAAGAGAAGAAAGGATTCGAATTTATAACGCGTTTGAGGTTTTTTTTAGAGAAATGAAACTTCAAAAAAACTGGGTGAAACCATTCGATTCAAACACTCAACGAATTTCTTTGGTAGAAGAAAACCTAGATACGGTTGGTGATATTGTAAAACAAAAGAAAAAAAGAAAATCTGCGGTAGAAGACCAAGAAACTTTATTATAATCTAAAAAATTCCGATTTATTTCGCTTTGCTATTTTTATTCGAGGGAAACTTTAAATGCCTAGCTTTCTCGGTCCGTTTACCAATGAGGACTTTCCGGAGGACAATCGTTTGAAAAAACTAAACGTTGCTGAAGCCGAAATCGATTTTTCAAATGCGGCCGGGACCCTAAATTTAGGGGATATTCTTCAGGTGAATTCTGTGGTAGTTCAAGTCTTTGTTAGAGTCCTTACTCCATTTAACGGATCTCCTTCTCTCACGGTAGGAGACACGATAACCGCAGACAAATGGTTAGACGTTTATGGAACAGACCTTTCTTTATCCGGTATTTTTTTAGGATTTGCGTTCGAAATTCTTACTTCCCTTACTCAAGCCCGTGTATATTGGAGTCCAAACGGGTGTAGCGCTGGAAAGTTGCGTGTGTATCTTTTAGTTTCCGATCCGTAAGTTTTTATAAATCGTGAATCTGATCAGTAAAATCCAAAAAAGTACGCGCTTGACAATATTAGGAAAATAAGAATTATTTTCATCTCTCATATACAATTGAACACGAATTCGTAAATTTCAAGAAACTGTTGGATTAAAATAGGTGTTCGGACATTTAGAAATACTAGAGATTACTTTTCCATTTTATTCCCAGATTGTATTTTTGGACGGTAAATTAACGTATTTAATTGCGATTAATCTAAATTTACTATATATTTCTATTTTAAAAATCATCGACGAAAAAGAATAATATAAAATCTAAAAAAGTTAGAAAATGGCATTTTATATTTAAAAAGCTACTCAATCTCGATTTCTATGATTTCGTACGGTCCACCCTCGGAATCATAATATGTAGAATGACCTCCACTATATAAGAGTTTACGGATTTTACCGCTTAATTCACCTTTACTTTGTTTTTTAAGGTTCATTACCGATTCTTTATTTGGATGAAATTTGATAATTCGAACTTGAATCTGACCTTCACTTGAATTTTGCGGTTTTTCAATTTCGAGAATAATTCCGTCGAAGCCTAGACGATGTGGATCTGAAATGGAATATTCCGCTTGATACATTCCCATTTTCTCGCCTGGTCTAAGTTGAATTTTTTCTACTGGTCGAACATTTTTCAACTCAGCCCATTTTAAATGAATCAGAGTTCCTTTTAGATTCTTATTTAAGCGATCTCTCAATTCTTTTATTTTTTTAACTTTCATTTCAATTTGGAGCGTTGTGTCTACTTCCGAATGGCGGAAATCCCTAATATTTCCAAGCAAATTGAGTAACGTATTTCGGTCTTCCAAATAGTATTTTTCTTCTTTTGAAACTTCCTCACCGGTTTCGGTAGTTTCCGATTGTCCATGAATAAAATTAAAGGAAAAAACAAGAACAAAGATTATCGAAAATATTTTAAACATTAAAATCCTCAAATGAAATAGATTTCCAAACAGAAATTAATAGTTCCGTTGAAGTTCAAGTCAAAATCCGACTTCGATTAATTTCCCTTCCGATTTTTCTTTCGCTAATACAAGGGTCTCTATGCCATCAGAGACCCAATTTCTTCACCCGTTCCATATCATGAAAGCCACTCCGGAGGATCGGACTGGCGCAATCAAAATCCTAGTCAAAGCGTCTTCGGAACGAGAAGATCGACAAGGAGAAGTTATCCTTAAATCCGCATATGCGGATCTGTCGATGCGGTCCGAATTCACTTCTCAAGGATACTTCGATTTTAACCATTTAACGGACCATATTGATAAAGAAATTCGGGACTTAAAAAAAGAAGGTAAGTTAACCGGATCGGTTCTTGTCGATTTACAAAAATCCAAAGCAGAAGCAATTATCGGCGCGCCCGAACAAATCGGGTTGAAAGAAGATTTTCCGGCGCACTATGGAATCAAAGACGACGGACTGTATATTCTCGGAAGGCTTTTTCCCGGAAACAAATTCGCAGAAGAAATTCGAAAAGGATTACAAGCCGGGTTTCAAGGTTGGGGAGCTTCTGTTTCTGGATTTGCGAGACCTCAAGACTACCAAGGAAAAACAATTCGCAAAATTCTTCTGCGTAAATGTGCGATTGCTCCACTTCAGGAGGTCATCAATCCCGACACTTCGGTTCAATTGATAAAGGGAGCAATATTTCTTCGAGATATTGAGAAGAGTATTTTAGAAGGAGTATCAGATCCAACTGATCTTTCAACGAACTTAGAATCCTTCGAACTAGAACGACTTAGACGCATTGAACGTAAACTCGACTTTTTAACAAAACTATTTCAATCCGATCCAGAAGCGCAGGATCGATTCGTCGAACTCATCATCTCCGATATTTCGGATCGTGTTAGAAATCAGGGAATGGAACTTCGGTCCGCCCTGATTCGCTCGGTTCTCCAAACAGAATACAGCATCGAAGGCGAAGATTTAGAAAATCTCACCGATGCCATATTTCTAAAACTGAGCGGAGAATAACCGATGATACAAGACGCGATCAATCGTCTGAAGGAGCGTGTAAAATCAAAACACGTAAAAAAATCAGACGATCCTACTAGCGAAGATGCACCTGACTTACAAGCCTTAGCTTCGCAAGTAACAACGTTACTAGATTCTGGAAGTGTAATTCCGGAAACAGATAAGGTGAAGGAGTGGGCGATTGCTCAAGGAATTTCGGAAGGAGAAGCCGCTTCCTTTGCAGATGATGTAATTGATGCGTATTTCGACGACAACGACGGAAACGAAATTGCAAAATCCGAACTTGGAGAATCCGAAAAGAAGAGTAAAGAAAACAAAGATGATGAAGAGGAGGGAACCGGATCCGAAAAGTATGATAAGAAAGAGGAAAAAAACAAGAAGAAGAGAAAAGACGAAGAAGAATCTGAGAAAGAGAAGGAGATCGAAAAAGCTCGTCTTGAATTTATCTCAGAAATTCAAAGCACACTAGAAATTCTAAAAGCCGGTCAAGAAACTCTCGCGGCCGCGATTGAGCATCTAATGGATACTGCGGAAGATAATTCCCAGCTATCAAAAGAAGTTCAAACTCTCAAATCCGAAATTGGAGCGCTCACAAATCGTCCAGCCACCGAGAAAGCGCCAGTCACTTCCAAAATACAAAAGTCCAACGATCCCACAAAGGGGGGAGGACCCATTACAGGAAAGGACCGAGATCAAACCGGAAACCTAATCATCAAAGGAATCGAAGCCGGTCGCTGCCAAATGGAAGATATCGCGTTTTTCGAGTCTACCTGGAAACTTTCCGACCGAGCACAAGCATTCATAAACGATTATAAAGAGGTTCAAAAATAATATGACCGGCCCTCACACACTCGATCAACTAATCGAGATTAAAAAAGCGTTCGAAGCGAACACTGCCTTAAACGGCGCGACTCCTTTCGTAGACATTAACTCTTCGGGTGCAGTTTTATCCATGCAGTCGCTTGACAAAGTCTTCGTGGCTACCGTTTCAACGGACAAAGATTTTAAGTTTTTAAAAGAAGTTCCGAGAAGAACCACAAATCAAGTAATCGCAGAATACAACCGGAATCGTTCTCATGGCGGTGGTTGGTACAATTCTTCCTATATCGGACAGTCCGACGAACCGTCCTTTAGAGACCCACAACTCGATCGATTGTATAACGAAATCAATTATATTGCGGAAGGATATTCTTTTAACAAAGTAGTCGATACCGTAAACAACTCACAAGATCCGGAACTTACTCAATCCAATGCCGCTCTTAGACGCGGTATGGAAAACCAAATGAGAAAAATTTGGTTTGGAAAGAAAGACTTAAATAAGCTGGAACAAGACGGATTCGAAACACAAGTAAAGTCATTAGGCAAGAATTTCTACACCGATTGTCGAGGTGCGTTACCCGCCGTCGATGAAATGAAATACTATAGCTCTCAAGTCAGAACAAAACAATTCGGTCAGGTGAACTATGCTAAAATGCACCCCGCGACAAAAGCTCTCTATGATCAAAATTATGACAGAGTAGGGGGAGCCGTTGTAATCCAGAATAACAACCAATCTCCGGGGAACACTTCTCTTAGTAATATCGTTCACGGTGTAGCGGATTCAAACGCTAAAGATAACATGATCCTTTTTGATGATGATATCTGGCTTGATCGTCATGAATGGAGCGTCCCCATGAGACGTGACCAAGTTGGGGCTTGGGTTGAAGGAGCTACAAGTGATACGGAAGCTCCCGCAACTCCTTCCTTTACCATTGCATCTTTGGCTTCGGTTCCCGGATCTCTTTTCACAGGATCGTATGTAGGAACCTACAAATACAGAATCTCTGCGGGTGACTTGAGACATTGGTCGAAAGCTTGTAACGAACAAAGTATAGCAATTCCAAACGGTGGAGCGGCAGAACTTACAATTACTCCTGGAACGGGTGGAGTACCCGAGACAAGATTTGTGATCTTTCGTGAAACAGGCCCGAATTCTTCCATCATTCGTTACATGAGAGAGGTAAAGAAAAACACTGCGGGTCCTACAACTATTCTCCAAGATTTAAACGAAGATCTTCCCGGCACCACGATTATGGTACTGGGAGATTTTAATTCTAAATCGGCAAGCGACGACACAAGAACTCTAGTATTAACCGAACTTCTGGGATATACGAAGACGCTCTTTCCCTACGGAGCGGGAGGAGCTTTACGTTCTCGTCTTGGGATCGTTGAAAACTATAGCGTTCTTCAAATCCTTGCGGAAGACAAGTTCCGAGTGTTTACGAACGTTCCAGTCAGACTCTAAAGTTTCAAGCACACACAACGTTTAGAGAAATTTCAGGAGGGGTAGAATCTTCTACCCCTTTTTTATGAACTACGAACAACTCTTCGAACAAGGAAAATTTCCAAGAACCAGACTCGTTCTAAACCGAATCGCAAAAGCGACACAAGAAGCCTGGACGAACAATACACTCGCCGCAAAACCTAGCTGGTGGGGAAAAATGGCAATGTCCAACCGTCCGGGAGGAGGGGGAGGAATTTTAATTCGGAAAATTCCGGGAGGTTTTCAAGTATATCACCCGAATAAGGGAAAGTATAACTATATGGCAGTCATCGAGCGAGGTAGGGGACGTTACGATATGCGACCTTCTCTCTTGGGTGGAAGCCGCGCAAGGATGGGTGCAAACGGTCCTTATGTAATTGTCCCAATCACTAAAAATGAAAACGGAACTCCCGTAAGTCCAAAAAACAATTCAATCAATTCTGTGATTATCAAAACCGGAAGTTTCAAAGAAGAAAACGCTCATGGACAAATGGTCACTCGAAATCGGTACAAATATAGACAAGATCCAGGAATGACCGGTCAAGGAAACGTTTTTGCAAGAGAACAAAAATACAAAAATGGAAAAATTCAAAGATCCTTTGTAAAATTCGTCGTAGTCACAGAAAAAAGCCGTAACTTCTTTCAACCTGCTATTCCCGCTCAGAAAATTTTAGCCGGAATCAAAGAGGATGTAAAATCGGCTTTAAAATCTAAAACTTTGAAACAAGCAGTCGCATCCGATACCAAAGATTTGATTTTAGATCTTTTAGCCAAAAAAAAGAACCGATAATCCGTTTCGCTCTATGATCCGAGCTAATGGATACAAGTCTTCGGGAAGAAGAAGCAAGACAACAAGACGGACGGGATAAAGGAGCAATTCTAATCACGTATCCGGCTCCTCCAGAAGATACGGTTGTAGAATATTTTCGTAACTCCTTACCACTCACCGGTCTTTCTTTACGAAACATAGACGTTCCCATAGTTCATGGACATCCGCTTTACCAAGAAGGAATTTCAACAACCGGACCAAATTCAAAATTTCCAAAAGTAGGAATCGAATGCACAACGGATAGAAATACTCAATTTTTAGGACTAAACGAACATCACTTTAAGAATTCAGAATCCTTCCGAAAATATTTAACCGAGATTTCAGAACTCCCGGAAAGTCAGCGTCTTTCCACAAAAGTGTTCTTAGATGAATTCAGTCGAAAGAAACACTTCCAACAACTTCAATACACCGTAGAGTCAGAGGTCGTCATTTGCGGTTTCGCAACCGGTAACGCCGGTCGGAACACAAACAAATGGATCTATGACGCCGTCCTCGCCGTGACCCTGCTCATGGCAAATGACCTTCCGGTTCTATATCCCGGGCTTACAGTTTTTCTTCCCGAAGATACAGAACCCAATTTAAGCACAGCCGATTTTTCAGAACCATTCTGGGGATTTGAAATCCGCGTACGACTCGTACAATCCAAATCCATTTTTCGAACCAAACCCGCATTCCTTTTTCCCGATACTCGCTCCTTCGATGTATTTTTAACCCGAAGTAGAACCCGACTGGAAGGCAGCTTCGGGTTAGAGGATAAGCCTTGATAGACGAAGACGCAAATTTGCAAAAGGGAACAAAAGTTTTAACCAAACCTAAAACGAATCAAACGCCCGAAGAGTTTCTACTCTGTAAAGAAAGAGAACTTGGAAGAACGATTTCTCCCCGCTTTCGAAACTTCTTCTACCGGGAGTTAAAAGCGAAAGGAAACAGTATCGAAGACGCTTGGAGAATTATCAATCATGGGCTCTAGAGAAGTTGAATTTCTAGGGCGCGGATACATCCAACCGGGTGCGCGTGGAGCCTTTAGAGTTAAAGCTCAAAGCACCGGAATCTCTCCGGATCTAAATACTCTAATTCTAATCGGCCCCGCAGACAACGGGTATGACGCAGGAGACACAAGTCTCGAAACGTCGAAACGAGTTTTAGAATTTAGCGGTGCAGATGAAGCAAGGTCCGTCTTTTTCTCCGGTGATTTAGCGGACGCCGTTTCTAATGCGTTCTCTCCTTCCAAAGATTCTCGATTTGCGGCTGGTCCGCAGCTCATCAAAGCTCTGAACATAAATCCGAACGCTTATGCAAGCGCGCCGGTTGTTTCTATCGTTGCGACAATTTCGAATACGGTAAAAGCGATCATTCCAGGACCGAGAGGAAATCAAATCCGGTTTCGCGTAACGAGCGGCGGAACGATCATTCAAATCGGGGACAGTGACGGAATTGGAACTTCTTCACCTTTAGAATCAAACGAATTACAAATTCAATATGTAGGTAACGGACAAAACGCAATTCTCACTTTCGATGGGATTTCACTTCGAGTTACACTTTCCGGAACTGCGCCGACCGACGGATCCGTTAACTTAAATGTTCCGATCAAAAACTATCCGACGCTTGGAGAGCTCGTCGGTTATGTTTCCAGTAGAGTCGGATATCAAATCACTCTTCTTTCACAGCCCGATCGAAAAACTTCTACCTTAGACCATCTTTCTCTTACCGACGCCGTAGATGTGAAATCGGCTCCGGTCGCGATGAAATCTCTTCTTTTTCAGCAAGAAAGTTTCTTTTTAGGGAACGGTCTCGCCCAAGTTGTAGCAACTCAAGAAAGAAAGCCGCTTGCTGATATGGCGTCTTTTACTTATCTAAATGGGGGCTCTACGGGTATTGCGACCGCGCAGGACTATATCGATGCGATTGATTACGTTTTCGATACGGAAGTTTCCAAAGGATTTTACGTCAACGTTTGTACCTCTATCCAATCGGTAGTTCTCTATCTTGCGGATAAGCTGACCTATGGAAATTCTCCGGACGGTTCGGATGAACGATTTGGCGGTGCTGGCTTAGATTTAACAAAGTCGGTCGATGCGAGAATCGAAGACATCAAAGCAACCAATTCCGAATACATGGTCTTGGGTCTTTCTCCAATCACTCGTTACGCGGCTGATAAGATCACTTTAAAAACTTATCCGGGTTGGATGCTCGCGGTTTTACATAACGCAATCAAAGCTTCCACAAACGTAAGAGAAACGGCAACTTACAAAGATCTGAATATCGTAAACGCACCCGAAAAACTTTCTAAGAACCAAATCAAAAAAGTTCTAAGAGCGGGTGGACTTATCGTTACACGAAAGCCAAATAACGGGGCTTTTAAAATCGAAATGGGTCTGACCTCATATCAAGCCCAAAACCTGATTAAAAATCAAGCGTCCACAGTTTGTACCGCACTCGCTCTCGTAAAAGATTTCAGAGAATGGCTCGACGTTACGTTCATCGGCGAAGTCCCAACAGATCCGGATGCGCTCGGAACTAACCTAACGGACGCCGACATTCGAACCGCAGTTACACAACGCTTTCGTAATGTATATATTACGCAATACGGCTGGCTTACAAGAAATATCTATACAGGTGAACCCGCATTCGACGAGAAATTCGACATTCGTCGTGACGGTGACGCTTTGTATTTCATTTTCCCTGACGGCAAGATCGTAAGTCCGATCAACTACATGTTTTTTCTAGTTAATTTGGACGTTGTTCGCGGAGCGAATAACGGAGGTTAAAAATGGCTAAGAGCGTACGACCTAATCCGGCTGTACTTACCGGTAATGACGCAATTGTTAAAATCAACGGACAAGCCGTTGGATTTATGAAATCGTTACGAGTAAACGTCAATAATAACGTTGAAAGAATTCAAGCACTTGGATATAGAAAACCACGAGGTTTAAAATCTCTCGCGTGGCAAGGAACCGCTTCGGGTGAGTTCCATATACTCAGAACTCCCGTTGAAGGAGTCGTCGTAATTGATACTCATAGTGATGAGCACGCGGACGATCTTTACGATATTTTAGTCATAGACAAAACTTCCGGAAAGCGCGTCGGATTACTTACGGGTGCCGTAAATACAGACGGTTTTGGGTTAAACAATAATGAGTTCTCCGGAAGAGAAGTCGAATTTGAGTTAATCGATTGGGAACCTATGGAGGCTTTTAACTAATCGAATTTGAAATGGTCCCAATAGCTTGAATTCTTTAAGAATATCGAATTTAGAATCTATCGAAAATTTCTGAATTTTAAACATATTCAATAGATTTACCGATGGATTGGGTTGTTTTAAAGGGACCAAGTAGTAGGCAATTTATTAGTTGGCAAAAAAGAAGAACAGGTTGATCTTTGGAAGTAGACGGATGTTAATAAACAAAAGTTTAGTAGTCGCAAGCTGGTATTAGGGAAAATTTCTAAAAGTTTTTGAATCCTTTTGTCTTTTCCAGTTTGGTCCGACTCTAATAATAAAGAGCAAAAAATGGCAGCGACTCCAATTCAAAAAATTCCAACGCTTACAGGCGAAAAAGCAAAACGTTTTATTGAAAGAGCAGACTCTTCGGAACGTCCGGCTCTATCTATTTCTGAGCAACAAAGAAAAATGTACGCCGCTCTCTCAGAAAAAAATAAACAAAAATAATTTCCTCGTGGATCTACCAAGTTTCGGAGATTTCTATCTTAAAAACATTTTTAATACAAATCTCGAAAAATTTAATTGTGATCGAGATTTAGAAAAATATTTCAAAGAACATGCTAAAGATAATGAAGAAGAATTAACCGCAAAAACTTACTTCCTTCATAAGAACGGAATCGAATCCCCCTTGGTTGGTTTCTCCTTAAGCAACAACGCTATCAAAACCTCAATCGACATTGAAAGTCTAATTGTACCTAATGCAAGACACAAAGTCTATCCTGCTGTATTGATTGGAAGATTTGCAACGCATTCTGAATTCCGTAATCAAGGACATGGAAGAATTGCTATAGATTTAATCAAGACTTGGTTTATTACAAAAAACAAAACAGGGTGCCGCTTTATTATTGTTCATTCGAGAAAAGATGCGGTTTCTTTTTATGAGAAAAATCAATTTATACACTATGAAGAAGATGAACTTCCAAATAGTAGGAATGTTTTCCTATATTTTGATTTGAAGGATTACGAATTGTCACTTAGAAATTCCTAATAAAGCAAGGGCTACCTCTTTTGAAGTAGCCCCGCGCCCTACCATAGGGGTTATACACCTTTTTATAGCATGATCGACAATTTTGTCAATCGAATAAACTTGATAATTTTCAAGTACCTAAAGTATTTGGACATTTTCAAATTAGGCATCTTCTCCGATGTTGCACTTGCGTACATGATTGGAGAATGAGAATTCTAGAACCAAATAAAAGAGTTATCTTAAATGTAAAATACGAAGGTGGCTCTTACAAATTCGAAGCGGATATCGCCGATCCGAGTACGGAACTCGACATTGAAATCGCGGTTGCGAAACGATTAAACGGGGCATCGCTTGAATCGATTCCGAACACGACTTACGGGTATATCTACGCAATCGCTACGTTAAACCACGTCATCAAACAAATTCCTGAAGATTTTCCAATTCCAGACATTCAGACCTTTGAGCAGATAAGGGACAAAGAGTTTGTTATCAGACTCTTTAAAGAATACGAGAAAAAGGAAAACTGGTTTCAATCAGAGTTAAAAAAAAATAGGGACGCTCGACGCACTGAACGACGAAGAGAATCTTCTCGACCTATTTCTTATGAACCAGATGAAAATACTTCCGAAAGGAATCACTCATTTAGGAAATCTATTTCTCGAACAAAAGAGGTTTCTCCTCGAGGCGACGGCCAGACTCGACATTCCGAATCTTCTCATGAGAGCGAAACTACAATCTCAGAAACGCCAAGTTCTGAAGATGAAACCGATGGAATTCCTAGAGAATATAAGCCCGGCAATGGCTCATATCCTGGAGGCAGAGGCCGGGTACTCACAAGACATGCTCACGAGTGAAGGGGAATTAAAACGAAAAGAACTTTTAGACAGAATCGATAACGAATTAAAATTCTATGGCTGAAGAATCCTTAAATATAAAAGTCAAGGCAACGCCTGACTTCAAGTCAGTAGAAAAAGAATACGACCGAATTGCAAAAAAGGGGAAAAAAGGAATCCCTGTTTCCGGTCTTGGAAAAGTGCCCGAGAAAAAGAGATCTTCCAGTGGGAGCGGAAACGGTGGTGGCAGTTCCGAAAAAAAGAAACTCGAAGCGGCATCTCGGTATGCCGGGGGAAGTGCTATGGCTTCGAAAGTCGGAGCCGATGGATCGGATTTAGACGAAACTCAAAGAGGTGGTTTTTTTAATACTCTTGATAAAAAGATTTCTGCCGCTCGCGAACTGTTGCGAAAAAAGAAAAAGAAGAAAGACGGCGAAGATGAAGAATCTTCTCCTAATTCGAGTCCAAGTGGAATCGGTCTCACCTCTGCAAAACAACTTCAACTTCAAAAAGCAGAAATTAAAATTCAACACGCAAATTTTGACAAAGGAGGATTCTCAGGACTTCCGGGATCTGTAGGCGGAGGAGGGTCGGGAACAGACGGCGGATCAGTCAAAGGAAATAATTTTTCACTGATGGGAGCCGCGATTCCAATCGCCGGAGCCGCTTTTGCAATCGCGGGAGGAGTGCTAAAGACAATCTCCGCAATCGGGGAACAGTATCACGCGGCAATGCAAAGTCAGTCCGGAACAATTGGCGCGACCGGCGGATACGTTGGAGGTGGGGGAGGGTATTTCTCAAATTCAGAACTCGCACAAGCAAACGTTGCTCGCGGTCGTGTAACCGGTGAAAACATTTTTGGAAAGGGAAACCAAATCGATTCTAAAACAATGCTCTTTGCCGCTTCTCAAGGAAAAGGAATTGCTGAAGTCGTAAAAGAGTTAGAAACAATTCGAAAAGATTCAAAAAATGCGGACATTAGTTTTCTTCGAGGAGGTGCTTCGGCTTCCGGATTTCAGGGTTTAAGACAATCCGAATATATCTCAAAACTAGCAACCATTTCTGAAAATTTAAGAGGAAAAGGATACTCGGGAGATATAAGCGACTACGCTAAATTCTCAGCCGGTATGCAAAGAACAGACGGAATCAATATGGATCCTTCAAGACGTATGGCATTATCCGAACAGCTTTCCGATCAAGGAAGACAAGGAGCTTTTGGAGGAGGAGTCTTTGGTTCTCTTTCCATGGCTGAAGCCTTGAAAGCAAATGGAGGAGACGTGATAAAAGCAATTAGGGAATCCGAACTAAATCCCGGAAAATATATGTCTTCGGCAATGGGGGGACTCGATGCAACGACTCGCGGACTCGTAAATAAAATGCAAGGCGGAAGTTTCTCCGAGATTGCAGGAATGAAATTCGGATACAACGACATAAAATCCGATAACTCTAAAATTGACGCGGGGTTTAACAAGGGGCTCAGTCTTGATAATGCAAAAAAAGAAACGTTTGCGACCGACGTTGGAGCGCAGGCCGCACAAATCGGTTACGATATGAATAAAGCGATGATCGATTTATTCAACGAAAACAAGGGCGCGATGAAAAGTTTAGCAACAACAGTCTCAAACATTGAAAAGTCTGTGATTCCAGTTATCTCCGGACAAATCACATCGCTTGTCGGAACAATCGACAAACTTGCAAAAGGTGATTTTAGCGGGGCACTCGGGGAAATGATGGGAGGCCTTGGAAAACTTGCGACTCTTGCAAACCCCGCCGGTCTTTTAGTCCGATCGAAATGACAAATATAGATTCCGATATTTCATTCCAATTCAAAATAGAGGAATGGAAATACATCGTGTCCTTTTTCAGCTTTTCAATAGAACCGGCGTTGCAATCGAAAGAGAGGTTGAGGAATTCGCTCAAGAATTCCAGGTCCAACAACCTCAAAAACTTACCAAGGCTTTCAAACAAACAGACAATCTTGTAACGATTCCGATTCCTGCAGGGATTCAGTTTAAATACGTTCTCATACTTGCAACTTACTTAGCCGATGACACTGCGATCGGAATAAAAAAAGACGATCCAGCGCCAATTATTGTTCGAATCAATGGATCGGCAATCGACCATCCTTTACCGCAAGGGTTTATGGCTTGGACCGGAGGACTTACTTCTTTGAGAGTCGCAACTACCTACGACACGAATCAAGTTTTAGTAGAAGTTTATTTGGGATAATGAATTCAGTTTTTGATTTCTTACTAGGAGGGATTGGAAACCAAGTTCGAATCGGAAAGGGTGGTCCTCAAATCAAAGGATCCTCTTCCGGTTTGGACATACGCCTTCCGGATGATTCCGATTTTGGAACTCTGAGAGTTGCCGCGCCTCAGTTTGGAAACGACGCAGTCAATCTAGACTGGATCAAAGGGCAAGTTCTTTCGAATTGGAATACGCCCGTTCAATCTTTAGCGGATCTAAGAGCAGTTTCTTCTTTCGATCGAAAAGACAAACAGATCAGAGAAGTAGAGGATGAACTTGCATTTTATCAATTCGACTTGGAATCAACTGCCGCGGTACCGGATCCGCAAGACGTAACTCGAAGTATTGTCCCCAATGATATTGTACTACCGAACCCTGGTAGATGGTTAAAAACTACAGCTCGTGTACAACAACATTCCCAACTTCTGGGATTAGCATCGAGCGACGATCATCCACAATATCAATTGCGTTCTGAAAAAAACTTAATGAATGGATTTCCCGGACTTTCTAATGATCTTGGAAATCCAGGAATACAGCTAGTTTCAAATGGTTCGATAGTGAGTGTGATTCGCTCTCTTGCGACGGCCGCAAAATCCTATTTTCTTCCCGATAAAAACGGAACGATTGCCTTAGATGATCCTTTCATCGGTGCGACTGATACGATCAACGGAGCGAAAGGTTTAGTACCCGTTCCACTCATTGCAGACAAAGAACGTTTTTTATCCGGAAACGGAACGTGGAGAACGAATTTTGGATCTCTGAAGAACTCTCCTCTTCAAAATGGATCTTATACCGCCTCCAAATACGAGCGAGTATTGTGCGATGTCTCGGGAGGTGGTATTTCAATTACTCTTCCGCTAAGTCCCGATGACAACGTAGTCGTTGGAATTTTAGACATTTCGAATTTAGCCGGAACTTACACGATCACTGTTTTAAGAAGCGGCCAACTGATCGAAGATCTGCCTGAAGATTGGCAATTAGATTTAGACGGTGGATATTGGGAACTTGCCTACTCCGCTCAAAGAGGAAGTTGGTATTTTCTTTCCATTCCAGCGTATAACAACGTTTCTCCTTCCAGTGGTTTTATCACGGATTCTCCGCTTTTTACCGAAACCTCTCTTTCTCCTTCCGCAAGAGCGGTCAAACAATACGCCGACACACAAGATTTAATTGTAATTCAAAGTGTTGCGTTAGTCGGCACCATGCAAGAAGGATCCGGGAATGCTCCATTAGGAACCTTTGTGAAACACGCTTGGTTTGAAGGAACAACCGACTCGTCCGGTCTTTGTTCGGTTTCTACAGGTCTCGGAAATAATATTTTATCTGTGATCGCTTCCGTCAGTGACGGATCCGGGAAATGGTTTTCCATTTCAACATCGGGAGGTGCAAACACACTCTTTTATAACGATTCAGGTCATGTGTCAGTTCAATTCAGTGGGAATCCACTCTTCCAAATGCGCGCGGTAAGATTCAAGGTTGAACACAAGTGAAATCTTTTAAAAACGATTATTTAAAAGACAACGCTCTACGTGCATACATTGACAATCTTGTATCTGCGGAAATAAGCGCAAGAGTGAATGCGATCGCTTCGTTACAATCTTCGATCAATACAAAAATAAATTCTTCATTAATAGGTGTTCAAAACGGTCTCGCGACTCTCGATACAAATGGGATTTTATCTTTAAGTCAACGGCCTGCGGTTGTCGGTGGAGGAAACGTATTTATCTTTCGACCGGGAGAACCGACTCCTTCCGGAAATGTATATAACGACTGGACAACGATGATGTCCGCGACATTCAATATTCAAGGATTAAAATACATTCAATTCGACGACTCTCTCCAAGGAATTGTTGTTCCGGTAGATAACGTAAATTTTTCTGAATTCATTTTACTTTCCAGATACAAAAAGGCAACGTACACCGATGTTTCTTTTGCATCCGGATTCTTACTCGGTACATGGCCCTTAGAGATCAGAGGATTAAATCTCAAATTCGCATCCCATTTTAACGATAACTCGGGAACAAATTCGTTCTCGATGATCGACGCAAGTATCCAGTATAATGGAACGGCTTCGAACGGTGTGGATTTCTATACCGGTTCTTTAACTATTTTCATGCAAAACTCCCAAATCGTCGGACCAGGGAACTCTCTGTTTTCTCTAAATAACCGGCTTCTTGGAATCTTCACTTTTACGGGGATTTGTAATGTTGAAACAAATTTAATCAAGAGTAACTCGTCAGGATCTTTAAACGTTACAAATTACGGAGCCTCCGGTCTTTCAAGTGGAAATGTCGTACAATCTCAAAGTTTATTCTTGGGAACTCGCACGGATATTGATCTTGTACATACTTTAGAAAAAACGATTTCCTCGAAAGGACAACTGATTACACGCAACGGATCGGGAAACTTTGTAGCCTTTCCGGTCGGTGCAGACAACGAGTTACTTGCATATGACTCTTCAACCGCATCCGGTCTAAAGACAGTTCCTCCTCCAAGTGCATTGAATACACCCGGAATGAAAACGGTTACGGATTACGTGAGACAATCTTCACCCGTAACAGCTCTTCTTACTGCGGGGAGTAAGACGATCGATTGTTCCAGTGCAAACCTATTCAGAATCACAGGAGGAACAGCAACGATCACACTTTCAAATTTAACGGAGAACGAAGTTGTAAACGTAGTCTTTGAATCCGCGGGTTCTGCATATACAATCACATGGGCCGGTGGAACTTTCCTTTGGCCGGGGGCAACGGTTCCGACCCCAACCTCTACGGCTTCCAGAAAAGACATCTATACCTTTATCAAAATCAATGGTCAAATTTTCGGATCGGCCGTTTTGAGCATGGGTTAAATGAATGTTTCTTCCTTTCGGATTTTTTAAAAATCAAGTTCCAAAACCGATCTTAGATCCAGCATATCCTAGCGGAGGAGTGCAGAACTATATCAAAGCAATGGTTCAATCCGGAAATACAATTTTTGTCGGAGGATATTTCACATCGATCGGTGGACAAACAAGGAATCGAATTGCGGCCATCAATGCAACAACCGGAAACGTTCTCTCTTGGTATCCGACAGGTGGCGCAAATTCCGACGTATTGGGAATGGCTTTGAATGGAAATACTCTCTATGTAGCCGGTGCATTTACTACGATCGGAGGAGTTACGCGAAACGGAATTGTCGCGTTAGACGCAACTACGGGTGCTGTCTTGTCTTGGTATCCGGCGGGCGGACTTGGGGGTAGCATGGTAGGAAAGTGTCTAGTTCTTTCCGGAACTACATTATATATCGGCGGAGCCTTTTCATCGATTGGTGGAACCGCTCGAACAAATATTGGAGCTGTGGATACAAATACAGGAGCAACCTTGTCTTGGTATCCTCCAGGTGGGGTCAATTTTTCTTTAAACGTTTTGTATTTAAGTAACGGAGTCCTTTATTTAGGCGGGGGATTTACTTCTGTCGGAGGGCAATCTAGAACGCTTTTAGCCGCTGTTGATCCGACTACAGGGAGTGTCCTTCCATGGAACCCAACAAATGGCTCTGGAAATAATTACATATTTGATATTCTTCGTAGTGGAAATACGGTCTATGTTGGAGGGACATTTATTTCTCTAAATAGTACATTACGATTTGGAATTGCCGCGATCAATGCAACTACGGGAGCAATCCTTTCTTGGTACCCGGATTTAAACGGTGGTCAAGTCACTGGTCTTGCGATAAACGGAACGTCTTTGTATATAACGGGAATTTTTTTAACAGTCAACGGCGCTACGAGAAATAGAATTGCCGCAGTCAGTACGATAAATGCGGGAACTCTTCCCTGGTATCCAGCAGGTGGAGTCGATTCAGGTGTGGATTCATCGTATGCGTTAAATGACAATACTTGGTGGTTAGCGGGTGGTTTCGCAACAGTCGGAGGACAAACCCGCGCTCGAATCGCAAAATTAAATCTTTCGTAACGGGAAGAATTTTTTAAACAAAATATTCTAAAAAACTAAATCCTTGTCCGGTTCAAATTCCTCTTCGAATTCTTCATTTGACTCTTCGTCGTCTATCCCGTTTTCATTTTGTTCGGGATTTTCATCATATCCCATTTCCGAATATTCTTGTTCTTGCGTTGTACCCGCAGCGTTTTGCTGGATTTGCATCATATTCTGTTGAAAAATAGGATTTAATATGAGGGCACCGGCCATTTTATAATCTTCTACCGGAACGCCATACAAGTCGGCGATTGTTTCGCCCACTGTCGGATCATCCTGTGCAATTCGAATTTCATCCACGAGTTTCCAATTCATTACTTCGTCTTTTTGTTTTTGAATTTTATCCTTCTCATCTTCCGGATCCTTTCCGCTAAATTCGCAAACAATCCCTCCGAAATCATCTTCCCGAAAATTTTTGAGTCTCGTAAACGCAGATTCAAAGTAAGTTAAAAGACTAAGTTTAGCACGAGTCATCGAGTGCTTGCTTTTTTCGGTTTGGTTTGCTTCTGATAAAGATTGTGAACCGATGAGTCTTAAACCGAGTTCCGCTTGATCCATTCCATGGCCCATGAGCACAAGGCTTACACACCACTGCATGAGATCCTTAAATACCATTTCATTTGGAATGTTGAGAGGTGTCCATTTTACCTCACCCGCAGAAGTACCCAAAATCGGAATTCGATGGGAGTCATCGAGGCCTGAGATCATTTCTTGCCATTGAAGCTGAAGAGAATCTAACGCCTCTTGACTGATATCACCTTGGAAAGAGAGATAACCGTAAGGATGTTGTCTGGAAAACGTATCTCGATTGAATTTTAAAGAATTGATAACGCCAACAAGATCGAGCATACAGGCTTCTAATGGAGAAAAGCCAAAGCCACGCATGGAAACGTCTGAAAGATGATTTTTGTGAAGCCAAAGAATTTCGTTCGCTCCAAACGTCTCGACTATGTTGTCATCAATGATTTGAACATACGCAATGGAACGATCTCCTCTGTACCCTTTTGTGGGATCCACGGGAAAAATTGTCGCAGGATCCAAATATCTGATTTCGATTAACTTGCCGAAGGGATTAAAAATTAGAAAAAACGCGATTGAATCGATAGTGAGAGTATCTCTCGTCATCATTTCGAAAACAGAACCTAGGTGATCGCGATTCGCCCAACCGGCCGTTAAATCACCCATCTTATCAAACCATTTACCGCATCGTTTCATACGAGTGCTGATTTCATCCGTTACCTCTTCATCCTCATCTTCCATTCGAAACCACAAACCGGATTTGGAACTGATCCGCGCAAACTTACTCAAGTCTTCAACGCGAACCGTATGAATTGCTGAAATTAAAGAAGTGCCGTAACTGGCACTGCGAAGATGAGGAATAGGGATTCTCCAAGTCGGCCTCAACTGAATCCCATCTCGAATTTGTTGCATCTGATCGTAGTTATATACGGGATTACGACCGGCAACTTCCGGAGTATTTACTTGACCGAACCAGGATTTTGCTAAGTGTAAGAGTCTTTGATTGATCTTTTCGTTTTTAAGTCCGATCTCTTTGGAACGTTCCAGTCTGATTCTCTTTTCAAGATTCTTTTCATAATCATTTCCACGCGGCCGGCCTTTCCCTTGTTTCACCATGAACGCGAGTATATGAAAAAAGTATTTATCGGATTATTTTTTTCGTTTTTTTCCGCAGGGAAAAATAGGTTTCGTCGCAAATCCCTATCGGCTCAGAGTACACATATCTTTTTCCGATATTCTTTTTTTAGAGTAAGATTGTGTTCATGAGTAGGAAATCGATCACCCTGCAAGACATAGGGCGGATTCAGTATCAAAATCAATTCACAGTTTTGGGAACGGAAAGTTTAAACGATTCCGGAAGGTTGTATTATATAACCAACATACACGCGTTAGGTGACTGGACAATTTCCGTTAAAGGGAACAACGCCGATCAAAAACTCACGAATTATTCCCGGTCTGGCACGGGAGACTTTCAATTTTTTCTTCCTCTTTGCGTATCGGAAGTCTCTTTCTCCGGAGTAATCGAAGTATCCGGATTTTGGGTGAATGCCTCTCTAGTGTCGCACTGATAATGTTCAATAGTACAAACTTAGTAAAGAAAAAGGTTCTCGTACATGGAAAAGGTGGGGATTACATGGCCTACCGAAATACGAAAACCGGAAGCGACGTTTTAACTCCAAGAGAGAAGAAAGTTGAAGTTGCAAAAAATCAAAGAAACCGAATTCAACACACAAGTCTCCACAACGAAAAAGAAAAAGTACTCATTAAAGAAATGACAGAACGTCACAAAGCCTTTGAAACCGAAGCAAGAGAACAAAGAAAAACATACGGAGCCGGTCCTAAACTCCCGAGACCAGGCATGATTATGAGAGTCTACGCAAAAGGACGGGCAAACGTCGGAGGGATGCTCGCAAAAGTAAAACAAGTCGCAGAAGACGGAAAGACAGTAATTTGCGAACTGACTTCAGGAAAAACATATTCTCTTCCGATCGATCATCTTGAATTTGCAAAGTCTCAAATCTTCTCCGATTAAATCAACTGGTCCTATATTGGAGGAGTGAATTCCAAAACAGTACTTCATTCTAACATTCAAGAAAAATACTATCGAGAGTTCCGATGAGTTTCGGATACGACGGCGACTTAAATCAACAGTCCGAAGATTACGAATATCACGACCTGTCCGCTCGAATTTATCCCGAAATCCAAACAAGTGGCAAACCTCTCCCAAATTGGGGAACTCTAATCCATCCGGATGAACTTCGCCGAATCGTTTTTTTCGGAAACGAACCTCTCCTAACAACACGCGGAACTCAATTGGAAGATTTTCAATTAAAGAATTGGGTCGATCAAACGATTCGCGCTTTTGCAAACGAAATCGATTGGGATATTTATCCAAGACTTTTTAGAAGCAGACCTCTTCCCGGACAAAATGGAAGATTCGATTTAGAACCGAATAGCGGCAGTATCGAAGATTATGCAGAATGGGATGATGTTTACGATTATGATTCCACGAAAGGAACAAACTTCTTTTTAAAATTAAGAAGGAAGAATTTGTGTCGTTTGCACCGTTGGGTTCTTACCTATCCTTGGAACGGATCCACATTGATCGATCTAACTCACAAAGCAACGATTCAATACAAAACCGGAGTTCTAAGAGCGGTCTATACGCGAGCTCCTTGGGGTAATATGCCCATACCGACTATGGGAATTCAAGCATGGCGCGGGATCACCGGTTCAACTGGCACCTTACCGGGAGCGTATCAAGTAGATTACACAACCGGATACGATCATGCGTCCCGAGTTCCGAGAGAATTAAAAGATCAAATTTTCAAGTACTTTGCAATCTGTCTTTTGTCTTCCTACGGAGAAGGGATCATCGGAGGTGTCGCCAATTACTCAACCTCAGTCGGTGTTATTAGCGAAAGTATAGGGACGACGATGAGCGCTGAGAACGCATTTTTCGGAGCCCGCATCAAACAACTCAGTAATGAGCTTAAAGATTGGTGGAAAACAGGAAAACTCAGATATACGGGAATTAGTTTTGGTGCGTTAGGATAGCATGGGAGAAGTGGATCAGTTGTCGGAAGTACAAGACAAAGATATACAAAACTATTTAGGACTTTTCGGAACGATCGCTATGATTTTATCTCAAATTCTTAAATGGGGATTTAAAAAATATCGGGAAAAACGAAAAGCGAAAGTATCGGAACTTAACGAACCTTATCCGGTCACAAGTCCGTATTTCAGATCGATCAAAGAAGTGACAAGACTCGATATTTTTTTAGATCGAAACGTTGCGACAAAGTCTTCGGAATCTTTATACCAAGATCTCATTTCACTTTATACAAAAGCTAAAGAAAACGGAATGGAATCCATCAAAATAGAATTCGCACATTACGGATTTATCAGTTCCGCCGGTGGTGCGGCTTTTCTAAAATTCACGGATTACGTTTCCGAGTTTAACGGAATTCGTTTGGTGATAAAGTTCCCGACCGATTCTCCGGATGCGGTGAAATTATATTTAGATTTGCAACTGCATAGAGCGGGGGCCGATTCCGGACGAATCGAACTTTACTTAAATAATTATACGGAATACGTGAAAAACCATACTCCTTAAATTTCTTCCGATATCCTATTTTCGTTCATCTTTGAAAGATGGAATACAATCATTTCATTCCTCGATTCATAGAAGAAACTAAGTCCCGCTACGAAACCACTCAAGAACGAAAGAACTGGCCAAAGCTCGATTTTGAAAAGAATCACGTTCTGATCGGAGTCAGGGGAATTTCGATCGAAGACAATCAAGTCTTTCTAAACGACAATCAATTCGATCGATTTAACGACATACTTTTTAACATTTATCCGGGCGGGAAGTCGTGGGGGAGTCGAGTCGTCACGATGGATCCTGGTAAAGTTTCTAAGGAAACTCTTCTAAAATATGGAATCACTGAAGGGGAAGCAAGAGCAGAGGAGGGGATGTATCTTGTAAAGATCGGCCTTCATCACGAACACATTGCGTTTAATCAAGCGTCTGCATTTTCTTTTCGTCGGGATGCAAACGGAGATCATATTTGGAATCATTTGGATCCTTTATTCAAAGGGTACATTGGAATGAATATTCACGCTCAAGGTATGGAAAAAGATTCTGTAGGCGTGAGTTCCCTTGGATGCACTGTTACCCGCGCTCATTGGAGTCATCCGGAATGGCTATCTCTTATCTCTGTATTCCAAGGAGCAGAACTTGAAGCCCGCCAAAGGGACCCGCACTTTCCAGGTTTTTGTTACGCATTATTCGATCAAGAATCTGCTAAGAAAATCTTAGAGGCAAAGGAATGAGCGATCATTTCCGATATTTGGGATCATGTTAAAAATTATGGCATGACCCCGCCATTAAAAGCCAAAGACGTTTTAGATATTCAACCGGATTCGAAGGAAGCCCGCGAATTAGAATCCAAACTAAAATACTCGATCATAGTCAACAAAAGTGTTTTCAGGAGAAGTAACCAAGCCTTTTGGCTTGGCCTGTTCTTTGTTCTCGTCGGTTTGTACATTCTTTATACCTCACCCGATCAAAAAATATCCGAGGGTTTTGGTGGAGTCAGTGTTCACGGACTCTTTCTTACTTCCGGAATCGTTCTGATGTCCTGGTTTAAGACGGGTGAAATTTTGAAAGCCGTCGGTGAATTTATCTCAAAAGCGAGGGGAGGTAATCCATGAAACACGCTTTTATTTTTGCTCTTTGTTTCCTACTTTTTACCTTCTGTTCTTCGCCTCCACAAGAACCGGTTTTCGATTACAAATCTGAAACTTTAAAATTTAAAGAAAATCAATCCAAAAGAAAAAAGATTTCGGATCCTGGAGAAATGGAACAGATCTGCAACGACAACGAAGCCGGTCGAGCGAGAGCTCTTACGGCGTATTTAAAGATGAAAGAAGTTTCCGACTACTGGAAGAAAGTTGCTGAGGATCGGAAATCTGACGCGGAATTTGGGCGATCGATCAAGAATTGGATCACCGTGTTTTTGATTGGAGGAGCGGTCTCTTTGTTTGCTGGAATTTTTTTATATGTTTCCGGAATCGGTTCCAAAGCGATCGGTGGTATTTCTAAAATACTTTCCTCTTTACATCAATAGCTAATTTTAAAAAATAAAAGGAGGGTTGGAATAATTTTAATCTATTTTTCGGAATATTATTTGACATATTTTCGGATATCGGCTATAATAACTTCCCATATGGACCATCATAATAAGAATGAAATTTTATCTGCAATAATATCCATCGTTCCAGAATTTCAAACGGCATTCCAAAATGCGTTTTTGGAATACAAGACTGAATTTTTATATAGTGGGATAGCGAATAAGAGCTCGAATCGCTCGGTCGCTTCCAATATCTCTGATTTGATCTGGGATCACTTGGAGTTAACGTTTTCCATCTCAGGAAATAGAGAAGTATACTTTCGTAAGTATTATTCAAAATATATAGAGTATAAAGATATCCGTTTTAGAGTTAAAAAAATAGATAGATTTGGCCGCGCTTCAAATGCTATCACCGAAAATTCAAATTTATTTTTTCAACCGACGTTCGAGTTTACTGAATATGCGGACGATGAAATTGATTATACAACTGGTATTAATTTGACTTTAGGTTATACGGCAAATGAAGCAAGAACTGAATTTTCATTCCCATTTTTAGTCCGTCCGAAAGATCGAGAAGAAATATTATGGATGGTAGATTTGAAAGCTCTAAAAATTGAAGCAAATACTCATTCTAAAATTATTGAATTCCCAAAAAATAATGAAATTATAAAACCAGCAAATTTAAAACCGAAAAAGGAAATTATAAAGGAAAGAAAAAAAGATAAACCTGATTTGAAGTGATTTACCGATTATTATAATTAATTGAAATCAAAAGGTTTGCCTATGTACAGTCAACGTATTCAATTAGCCCGAGAGTCAAGGGGACTTAGTCAAATTGAATTGGCTAAAATTTCAGGAATAACACAGTCACAATTATCTAAATTCGAATCTTCAGAAAAATCACCCGATGATGAAGATCTTAAAAAACTAGCCAAAGCATTAGACTATCCGATAGCCTTTTTCAATTTAAAAGGTGAGCAAAGAGAAATTCACTTAGATTTTTTTAGAAAAGGGAAAACTATTCCTGTAAAAAGTTCACGAAAAATACAAGCAATAATAAACAGAACTAAAGATGAATTTAACTTTCTACTTAAATCAATAGATATTGATTCGGTGAAATTACCGTCGGGCCTTCCTTCAGAAAAAGCGACCGAAGCCGCAAGAATTATCCGACGACTGTGGAATATTCCTTCAGGTCCAATTTCGAATTTGTTTGCTGTCATTGAAGCATCTTCTATTCCTATTTTCCCGATTCGCTTCCCTTTAGAAGATAAATTTTCTGGATGTGCGGTACTGTTAAATCAAGTACAACCAATAATTTTTTATAATTCGAATTATCCTTCTGATCGAAATCGATTTTCGGTAGCACATGAATTAGGTCACATTGTGTTACATCATTTAGGAGAGTCTTCTGAACAAAATTATTATTATGAATACAATCAGAATTTAATTGAAAGCCAAGCTAATGACTTTGCTTCAGAATTTCTAATGCCAGAGAAAGAGATCAGAAATGATCTAAGGAATTTATCAATTGAAAGTCTCCAAAGACTAAAGTACAAATGGAGAGTTTCAATGGCGGCGTTAGTTGAAAGAGCGTATAGACTTTCTATTATCAATTACAATAAGTATATTTATTTTCGAAAAGAATTTAGTGCGCGCAAATGGATATATTCAGAACCGATTTCAATCCCCAAAGAGGAAACGTTTTTATTGAAAAATTTAATTAATATTTATTTAACAGACTTAAATTATTCTAAAGAAGAGTTAGCGAGTAGTCTTGGTTTAAGTATACATGAATTTTCTAATATTTATTTTGATAAGCAAATATTACGCCTTGCAATTAGAAAATAATATCGCAATAAGAATAACAATTCTAAAATGCACTTTTAATTTTTTCTCAAGAGGCTTTCAAATGCTTCCTTTCCCAATGCACCTTCTTTAAGACACCATTCTTTGACTTTTCTCAATTCAAAACGTTGATCCCTTGCTACTACTCATCTCTGCATAATAGAGTGTCTAAAACGTGGGATTTTTTACTCAAATTAACGGTACTCTATTTTATAGGGATCAGTAACAGTGCTTGATCGACTCATCCATTGATCCTTTTTTTAAAGAGATTAAAATTTTTAGAAACAACGAAGAAATAAGTAATCTTTCTAAAATTGATTTCTTATTAATTAATATCGGTAGATTAGATATTACAAAAGAAGAAATTGTTAGACCTGTTCGAATAAGTTTTCCGGATAATCCAAATATTTTTAGTGTGATAGTTAAAGATAAATCTCCCAAAGATATGCAAGTTGATTTTAGTAAGGCAGGCTCGGGTATTGAGATTAACTTTGATTTAATGAATCCAGATGACAAAATTTATTTTTCGGTCTATACGGATAAATTAATATCTAATTTTGGCGCAAATGCAGGGATTAAGAATCTTACTGAACTAAAAATAAAAACATTCGAAGAAAAAAAGAGTGAAGAAACGAAATCATTGCCTTGGTATATTTGGTTTGGTTGGGCATTTGATGTATTTTAGTTTCTTTGCGTATTAATGTTTAATAGGATAAGAAAGCAGCTCAGAAACTACGAAAATAATTATACAAGTGTACAAAATTTGATATCAAGTTTTTCATCAGTTGATGACCTAAAACATTATCTACGTAACAATATTGGTTCGATTTTCGTTGATAAAGATATTGAAAAAATTGAAAGTATAATTAAAGAAAATGAAAATAGTTATGAAGAGTCGAAAAAGGAATTAAAACTTTTCATTGAAGCCGAGATTAACGGCCAATTGTATGCGAAAGTTGCTTACTTTGTATTTTTAATTCTTTCAATTGGGCTCGCTATATTTTTATACAAAGAATCGTTCCTCTGATCTGCGCCCTTCGCCTAACTGCGGCTTCCCGCTCCGTTCGGAATCGCTAATGCGATCCTCACTCCGGCTCCGCACATTCACTTTGTCACTCGGTTTGCGGGACTGCGCTAAGGCGCCTCAAACCCCGCGCCAATTCTTTCGCGCGTTTAGCGCGCTCCAGAACCGCAAACGTCGGTAAGCTACCGTCGTTATAGGCCATTTTGAGAAATTCTGAAGTACAATGATAACTTCAAAGAAAACTAAAAAAAGTAGTTTCGAGCTAATCAGATGACATATTCCTGCTTGACAGTATTACTGTTTTTCAGGAATATAAGATGTGATTAACTCCTTTAAATCAAAGGAAACTGAAAAAATCTGGAATCAGGAGTTTTCTAAAAAACTACCGAATCAAATTCAATCGCTTGCTTATCGAAAATTGGTAATGATCGCTCGATCAAAGCAAGTGGAAGACTTGAAAATTCCACCTGCAAATCATTTGGAAAAACTTTCCGGAAATAAGGCGGGACAACATAGTATTCGAATAAATGATCAATGGCGTATTTGCTTTAAATGGAAAGATGGTAACGCTTACGATGTTGAAATTGTTGATTATCATTAAGGAGCAATTATGAAAAAAATACCGAATGTGCATCCTGGAGAAATTCTTTACGAAGAATTTCTTCTACCAATGAATATTACTGCTTATCGTTTAGCCAAAGAAACAAAACTAAATCCAACGAGAATTAGTGAAATTATTCACGGTAAGAGAGGAATATCGGCTGATACAGCTTTAAGATTTTCTAAGTTTTTTGGTAATTCAGTTGAGTTTTGGATGGGGATCCAGGACGAATACGAGATTCGCGAGGGAAGAGAAAAAATTTCTGGTGAATTAAAAGAAATCAAGAGCTACAAAGAGCTTATTAGTGCGTAAAATTTCAAAACGGCGTCTAACGAAAGAGGTCTCCTCGACGTTTGCGGTTCTGAAGCACGCTAAACGTGCGAAAGAATTGGCACGAGGTTTGAGTGAGCCTTAGCGAACGTCCCGCAAGCCGAGTGACAAAGCAAATGTGGTGAAACCCGGAGCGAGGAGACGAAGTTAGGCGAAGGACTTTCATTTTCCAAAAACAGAGAATCCTTCAGTATTCTGAAAATATATTACTTCAGTTTTAATATTTTCTAAATCTGTATTAATAAACGTAGAATCGATAAACTTACTTTGTGAAAAATCAACCATCTCAAACCGAGAATTCGCGATAGTTGCGTTCTGGAATAAGGATTCTTGCAAATTCGAATTTTTAAAGTAAACACCCTCTAATTCCGAATCCAATATTTTAATAAACATAAAATCCCTACCCTCAAAATAAACAGAATATTTTTGCCCTATTTCAGGAAGAATCTTTTCACCTTTTATCTCTAAAGATTGCCATTCATAAGCAGTCAATTGCCATTTTTCATTTAAAGAAATTGCAGAGCCTGCTAAAAGACAGAATAGAGATAGTGTGTTCATAAAATAATATTCTTTATAAATTCTGATGTGATCTGCAATTTTCAGTACATAGATTTTAAGTTTCATTGTAAAAGATTCTATTTTGAATAGATATGAATCTTTAGGATATCTGAGCATATGATACTTTCTAAATAGCGACGCAATCAATAAAGTTAGAGCGAGAATAAGTAGATTAATATAATATTTATAGATAATTTGAAACTTTAAAACTTTTATTACAAATACTATATTTATTAAAGAATAAATATACCAAGTAAGTAGATTTTCAATTCTTTGTAGAATAAGATAATAAAGTCTTCCAGTTGTATAAAAGTAAGGGTTGCTATAAGGTAAAATATAAAATTGAAATTCATCAATTTCCTGAAAACCGGCATCTTTCTGTTCCTCTCTTACTTTATAAAGTGTTGCAAAAAAAAGAAACTGAATTATGCAAATTAAGATTGGTGCTACTATAATAAAAATATCAGCAGGCACACGCAGACTTATTTGCGATGAAAACATTAAAATTGTCGTCTTATTTCGTAAAATATCTTGATCTGAAATACCCAAACATTGCACTAATAAAATCAAGGCAAAGAGCAAATAACCAAAGTACACTTTTTTAAAATTTTTCAATGTAACTTATCACTTATTTTTTAGAAACAATTTTGAAAGTCTTTCGCCTAACTATTAATCTACGCACGTCTTATAAACACCTAAAAATAACTGAATATACGAATATCGTAAAACCCCGGAATCTATCAATCCCAAAAGTTTAGAAAATAGAGTTGTAACGCAGTTCAACGAGACGGATGGATGATTCTCAAAAACAGTTTGGAGTAGATTCTTATGTGATGCAACAAGCCACTTCCGATAATCATCATTTGGTCTCATTAGTGAACATTTGTTCATGTATCTTCTGGCACATCGGTAACACTCTAGACTGGAGACATGGGTTACACTTTATTCGTTGTAGTTGTACACAGGTGTTTCGTATTTCAATACTTTTCCTGTAAATAAATCTTACACAAACGCAATCGAATCTATGAATATGGGCCTGAGGAAAATTATCAAGAATCGAGATTCGTTGCCCAACGATAAAGCCGCAGTCAAATTTTTTATTTGGCTTTGAATAATATGTCCAAAAAATGGACTATGCCCATTCAAGATTGGGATGACGAGCGATCCTTAGAGCGAGTCGCTGAGTTCAAGCGATGAATCAGTTTTCGATTCTTTTCGGAGAGTTACTCAGATTAGATTCGTTTTAAAGTATGTCATTTACACAATATTGCTGACACCCTCAAAGATTTGTGGGAAC